AGCTATTTATCATTGGTCAAATATACGGATGGAAAAGAACGGCGGATAATCAAAGAAGATTTAGAACAGTCTACATTGAAGTACCACGTAAATCAGGAAAATCAACTCTATGTAGTGGATTAGCCCTGTATCATCTTATAGCTGACGGTGAAAGTGCCGCTGAGGTCTATGCAGCTGCTGTTACTAGAGACCAAGCACGTATTGTGTTCGGTGATGCTCAAGTAATGGTCAAAAGAAATGAAACTTTGTCAAAACACTTAAAACCACACCGGTCTGTAATATTACATGATAACTCAGGTTCAAAATTTGAGCCGTTATCTTCAGATGCTGGTTCACTTGAGGGACGTAACCCGTCATTCTCAATTGTCGATGAAATGCACGTACACAAATCCCCAGAAATATGGGACGTGTTAAACATTGCATCGGGAGCTAGAGCTCAACCAATAATATTTGCAATTACAACAGCTGGAACCAACCAAGAAGGTATATGTTACGAAATAAGAGACTATGTAACTAAAATACTTGATAGACAGGTTGAAGATGATACTTTTTTCAGCGCGATATGGACTATAGACGAAGGAGATGATTGGAGAACCGTTGAGGCTTGGCAAAAAGCTAATCCTAACTACGGAGTTTCAGTATTTCCCGATGATTTAGAACGTTTAGCAAAACAAGCTATGGAATCACCTTCTGGTGAAACTAACTTTAGGACTAAACGTCTTAATACATGGATGAACTCATCACAAGCATGGATAGGAAGCCACGACTGGCAGAAAAACACTAAAGAACGACCACCAATAGAATCCTGGAAAGGACAACCCTGTTATGTAGGTCTTGATTTAGCTTCTGTTAGTGACTTTGCATCAATGTGCGTATTATTCCAAAAAGATGGTGTTATATATCCTTATATACAACATTACTTGCCGGAAGATACCGTTAAGCAAACGTCTGGGCAATTAGGCATTAAATATGATACTTGGGTTAAAGAGAAATATATAACTTTAACTGAAGGAAACGTAACCGACTTATCGTATATCCAAAATGACTTAGAAAAAGTTATGGGTGACTACGATGTTAGAGAAATTGCTTATGACCCTTATGGAGCTTCACAGCTTACCGCAAACCTATTAGAAAAAGGTGCGCCGATGGTAAAAATGTCCCAGGGCATTATGAGTATGTCTGACCCTTCAAAAGAGTTAGAGAAACATATTCTGTCTGGTGATATTGCTCACGGCAACGACCCGGTATTAGGCTGGATGATTTCAAACTGTGTCTTATATATAGACCCTAACGACAATATCAAAATCAAAAAAGAAATGAATAAAAACAAGATTGATGGAGTTATCGCATTAGTGATGGCCCTCGGTCGAATGAAAGTGAATGGCGGCTTAGAGACTTCGGTTTATGAAAAACGAGGTATGAGAGCCTTCTAACACAAACAAGGAAAATAAAATGGCATGGTATAACAATATCTTTTCGAAGGCGGCTCCGGTGAGCTTGCCTTTGGATTCGCCACAACTCGCTCAATATTTAGTAGGTAAAAATGTAGCTGGTCAAACAGTGAATACCGAACAAGCAATGAGACTTTCAACAGTCTATGCATGTTCTAAGATTCTCTCAGAGACTATCTCAACTTTACCTGTTCATTTATATAGAGATGTTGGTGACAAATCAGAGATGCACAAAGCGGCACCTCTACATGACTTAATCTTACGTAGTCCAAACGACTTTCAAACTGGACCAGAATTCTTTCAGTACGTAATGATGTGTCTTTTAATGGAAGGAAACTTTTATGGTTATGTAAACAGGACTAGTTCCGGAAAAGTAGTTGAGATACTACCTTTACAACCAGAAAATGTAACTATCCGACAAGACCAACAATTTAATATTATCTATCAAGTGCAATTCGATAACGGAAAGCAAGATATATTAGATAACAACCAAATATTACATATAAAAGGTATGTCTTTAGATGGAGTGAGAGGAATCTCCCCAATTAAATATAATGCTGAAGCGATCGGCTCATCTATGGCCGCTAGAGATTATGCTTCTAATGTATTTGGTAATGATGCAACACCCAGGGGAATCCTAGGGACTGATGGCGTGCTTACTGATGATGCTTATGCGAATATCAGAGAGTCATGGCAAGCTAGTCACCAGGGAGTCCAGAACGCTCACAGAATAGCTATACTCGAACAAGGATTAAAGTTTACTCCTTTGTCAATGAGCCCAGCTGATGTTCAGTTATTAGATGCTAGAAAATATAGCAGAACTGAAATATGTGGAATGTTCAGAGTACCACCTCACATGGTCGCAGATTTAGAGAGAGCAACTTTCTCAAATATCGAGCATCAAGATTTACAATTTTATAAAGCAACAATATTGCCTTATCTAACAAACATTGAAGCAAGACTGAATAAAACACTTTTAGGTGTTAACACTCAGCACTTTAAATTTGATGTTGGTGGATTATTAAGAAGTGACTTAACTACTAGAGTTAATGCATATAAAGAATTGATAGCTTGCGGTGTTATGTCACCAAATGAAGCTAGAGATAGACTTGATATGAATCCGAGAGAAGGTGGAGACGACTTTATTACTCAAACAAACAATTTGCAGTTTGAAAACCAAAATGAGGAAACTGCAAAACCTAAAAAGGAAGAGAATAATGTGTAATGAATCAACTGGAATGTGTTGCGATGCAATTACTAAAGAGTGCGGAACTTGTTCTGAAACAGAACTAAAGAACATGGCCGTGACTTTTGATGTTAAGTCTTATGAAGACGAAGACGGAGAAAGAAAGTTTAGTGGTTACGCAAACACATTCAACCATTTAGATAGAGCTGGTGATATCACTCAAAAGGGTGCATTTATCAAATCTATAAAAAAACATATTACTGAAGGCACCAAACCGCTAATGCTAATGCACCATGACCACTCAAGACCCGTAGGAGTCTGGGAGAAACTGGTAGAAGATGCAAAAGGTTTATATGTCGAAGGTAGATTAACAAAAGGCGTGAGAGACGCTGATGAAGCATATGCTTTATTAAAAGACGGTGCTTTAAATTCTATGTCTATAGGATATAAAGTAATTGATGATGAATACGACATGCAAAAAAGAGCTAATCTTTTACATGAAGTTGAATTATTTGAAATAAGTCTTGTCTCAATACCGGCAAACGAACAATCGACTGTAATGTCTGTTAAATCAGATGATACCGTTGATGCCCGAGCACTAGAGAAACACTTGCGCGATGCAGGTCTTTCAAGACGTGAAGCTAAAGCCATTCTTTCGAAAGGTCTTAGCGGACTTTCTCCACAGCGTGATGCTGCAGAGGAGGACTCTAACCATAATGCAACAATCGACACTAAGGAAGCTGAACAAGCTGAGCTAGGAAGAATGTTGTCTATATTAAGGAAATAATAATATGACTGAAGAAGTTAAATTAAACGACGAAATCGTTGAAGAAACTAAAGCAGAAGAATTATCTACAGAAACTATAGTTGTAGATGAGCCTGAAGTTGAAGTTGAAGCTGAAGTTGAAGCTGTTGAAGCTGAAGTTGAAGTAAAAGACGAAGAAGAAGTCGTTGAAGAAAAAGCTGCGGAAGTAGAAGTTTCCCTCAAAGATGTAGCAGATGCACTAGAAGAAAAATCCGCTAAAACAGAATCTCTAATTGAAGCTAAAGTTTCGATCGAAGAGATGAACGAGGTGAAGGCTGACGCTGACGCAAAAATAAAAACCCTAACAGATGCTGTTGAAGAGCTACAAGCTAAATCAAACAGACCTTCTGTTATACATTCTATAAAGGAAAATAAAATGGAAAATAAAGATATTCTAGGAATATTTGCAAGAAAAGGAATTGAAGGACTACAAGCTAAAGCTGGCGACCTACAAATTTCTGTAGACGCACAAGGTGGTTATTCACTACCTGTTGAAATGAACGAAAACATTCTAATGCTTCAGAAGGAAACTTCTCCAATTAGACAAGTTTGTGGTTCAATCACTACTAACAGCACTGACTACAGCCAACTAGTTTCTATCGGAAACGCGGCTTCAGGTTGGGTTGGTGAAACTGACAGCAGAGGCAAAACTGATGCTCCAGAACTAACTAAAATCTCAGCTGTTTTCGGTGAAATTTATGCTGCTCCTAAAGCTTACCAACACGTATTAGAAGATTCTTTCTTCAACGTAGAGGCTTGGTTAAATGGTGAAGTATCAAGAGAATTCAACGAGCAAGAAGGACAAGCATTCTTAAACGGTGACGGAATTAACAAACCTAAAGGTTTATT